GGGAAGCGTCATTCTTTCAAACGCTTCGCGCGCAACGTTAGCCAACAGCCTAAACGCTTCGCCTGCGCCGCCTGCGGCTCTTGCTAGTCTTGTAAACCTAACAATGCCTTCAGTCAAAGCAACAATCAAAGCCGTGAGCGGAAGCCTCATCATTGCTCTTGTTAGCACTGTTTTTGCTGCCGCAAGGTTTAGTGTTGCAATGCGAGCTGCAACAAGCGCGCCAACGTATCGAACGCCAAAAGCTGTGACAGTGACCGCCACAATAGTAGCCAGCCTATCCAAGTTACCAACAAGACCATCAATCATCCTGCGCAGCAATCCGCCCTCTCGCAGCGAGTCGGTCATGCTTTGCGCAAGCTCGCCCATGCGTGGCACAAGCTCTAATGCTAAGGCGTCCGCCAATGCGCTGCTAATAAGCCTTAGGCGCCCAATCTGGTCGCGTGCGGTTTCAATAGCTTGAGCGTCAACTTGACTAATCGCCAAACCATAGTCTTCAATATCTGCCCGCGCTTCTCGAATAGCATCGCCGCCTTGCATAAGCAGCAACACCATCTCGCGGTTTCGAATACCAAGGTCGCGCAATAGCGCAGATGATTCATCGGCTGATAAGCCAAGCTCTTTAACTCGATCTGCAATTGTCGCAATGCGGTCATCCGCTGACATCGCTTGCAGCTCTTGAACGTTCAGCCCAAGCTGCTCAATGCCTTCAATTGCAGATGTGCGACCAGACGCAAGTTCGCGCCCAAGGTTTTGAATTTCATTGGTTAAAACAGAAATGGGAACGCCTGCCTCGGAAGCGGCAAGCTCTAGGCTTCTCATGGTTGCGGCTGTGCCGTCAATCCTGCGGCCAGCCTTAGCCAAGCGGTCAATGTCGGCAGCGCCCTTTAAAGCCATGCCTGTAATTGCAGCGCCTAGCGCAGCAGCAGAGCCAGCAACAACAGCAAATTGCCTTTTCATAGTTTGCAATTCTTTGTTGGCTCTTTTACTGCCTTTGCTGAATTGAGCGCTGTCCATTCCAAGGACTACTCGCAACGCTCCAATTACTGACTGTGCCATGATCTACCTCTGTTTATACTCAGCGTAAGCCTTCCACGCTGCGAGTTGATGTTGCCATGGCTTAGGCTGTTGCTGTCCGCTATCAACCTTTATCAGCTTGTCTAAGCCTATTGGCTTCTTGGTGCGCGGCAAGTATGCCGTGTGCCAAACTGCCCAAGCCGTTTGCTCATGCTCGCGCTCAATGCGTTTCTTGGCGCCGCGCATGTGGGTCATGTAAAGCCTTGGCGTTAATGACCAAAACACTTGAGGGTCAAACCCAGCCGCAATGTAAGACTCAAGCAAAGCTAGATAGTCTAGCTCTTGCGGCCCTTGGGCTTTCCCGAGTCTGCGCCAGCCTCAGCTTCTGGAATAGCAGCCTGCAACACCGCCTGCAAAGCCTCTGGGTTGGTGCTAAGAATGTCGCCAGCATCACGGATTGACAAGCCGCCGTGATGTGCCTGCAAGCAGGCAAACATCAAAGCGCGCATGCCTTTTATGCCAAGCTCGCCAGTCTCAAACTTAGCAAGTGCATCTAGCGCGGGCTGATTAACCAGCTCCTCAAAGTCCACCATAGCATTAAAGTCAAGGCGTAAAGTGTATGCCTCTCCTTCATGCTGAATGGTCGTCTCGCCACAAAAACGATTAGACATGGGTTACCCCTTAAGATGCAACAACAACAGTGCCAGTAACCTTAAAGCTCGCGGTTGCAGTCATGCGATCTTCAACCGGTACAGTCTGGCTATAAGATTCAACCGATGCGCTAAATGTAGCAGTAGCATCATTTGGGAAAGTAATCTTCATGGCCACAACTTCACCAGAACCAAGCAATTCACGAATGCGCTGATCGGTGGCACTGTCAGGAACATAATTCATGGTAGCGCTTGCGCTGCCATTGTCCTTAAGCTGTGGGATGTATTCCTTGGCTCGACCAGGCGATTTGAAGTGGGTCACGTCCACTTGGTCAACGCTGACCTCTGGGGGTGTAACTTCAAACACTTCAGCCAATGCGACAAAGATGCCAGACCCAACGGCGTCTTCAATTTCAAATTTGGTATCATAGCCGATTGCGGCGTTGCTTGCTGTCATGGCGTCTCTCTCCAATTAACCATAAAGTCCAACGAAACTCTAAAAGGGTGGTCAGCCTCATTGCTGCCTGATTCTCTTAGGTCTCTCGTACCTGCCCAAAATACACCTTGAAAAGGCGTTTGTCTATATCCATCTAGTGTGTCACGCACTGCTCGCGAAAGCAATGTTGCTTGTCCATAATTGTTTGCATAGCAATCAACCTGCACACGACCCTGCAACAATCCGTCTGGGCCTTGCATTGTGTTGTTGCTTACCAAGTCCACAACCGTTAAAACAATTTGAGGATATGATGCGCCTTGCGGAACCGCGCCCCAATTGATTGAGCCCAATGGCAAAACGTTTGCGCCTGTAAGTATTGATCTAAAGTCTTCTTGCATTAGGCACGCTCCAACTTTTTAGCGCGCCGAAGCGCCCGCGCAATGGCTTTGTCTAGCTCTTCTCGCGTCAACGTTGCAAGCCTGCCCAGTAGCGGCACCCTATCAGCATCCCAAGCCGGTCTCGCAAAAGGCTGCGCAGCATGAAATACAGTTCCAAATTCTTGCAAGTGTGCCTGTGGCAATGCGCCCGCGCCAACAAAAACCTCAACCGATGCGCGGTCGTCTTTAAACATTTTGCGGTGACGTGATCGCTGGCGCTTTGATAGCTTAGTAGAAACGTCAATTGACTGCGCAAGCTCGTCATCATTCCTTGGGGCTCGGCTGCGCATAGATTCTGCCAGCGGCTCGCCTGCTTTTTTTAACGCTCTGCGCAACACGCCTTTTCCTGCCACCTTTGACAGCTTGCTTAATTCGCGCTCAATCTCTGCAAACCCTTCAGTCTTCATCATCATTGGTCTGCCCTCGCGGCTGCTGTAATTTCTAGCATTCTTCGGCGCTTTGCAGTTTCTTTAATTCCAACAATATCATAAAAACGAGATTCGAATAAAATTTGATCTTTTGGCGTAATGCTGCGAGCAATAACGCTGTCTCGAATTGTAAACCTGCTTGTCAAGTTTGATTGCACTTGCTGCGCTCGCAACCGCTCGCCATCCGTTACATCTTCAAACATGCACGGAATCAACTGCGGCAATAGCGTAAACGATTCAGCCGCGCCAAAGCCGTCATCTGTTATTGACGCTTTTGCAACTCGTAACAGCCTGTCAAGTTTGCCGGCAGCCATATTACAATCCTAGATTGTCTCTTTCAAAATGCAACAGCGCATCAACCGCAGGGTTAGCTGTGTAAATCGTACCAACAAAACCAGCCTCGCGGTTTTCGTAAAATTCGCCAATTAACAAGAGCATTGCTTGCTTAACGTTGGCAGGTGGTGACACTTCATCCTCAGACCATGGCGACAGTTCGCGACCCAAGTATTTCTCAACGTGCGCGCTTGCAGCTCCAAGATACTGAAACAACAAATCATCTTCCTCGGTGCCAATAACCCGAAGATGGTTTTTAATTTCTGTCAACGTTAAGACCATAGCTCACACCTCTGCGGTCATCTTATCAAATACTAAGCGCGCTGTCTTGCGTCAAATTTTTAACAACAACGCCTTGCATGCGGATTAGCCTAATCATTTCATTCATGCTATCCCGCCACCTTCTAAACCGATCATCTGTTGGGTTGTCTAATCCGCCGCCAATGTGGTCGCCAAAAAAATGCTTGCGACCAGATTCATCTGACATCATATCAAAACCAATTAAATAAATTTCACTTGCTCCAAGTAGGTACGCCAGGCTAACGGCTTGGTGCCCACTGTTATTGCCCGATGATAACCCATCATCTGACAATCCTTCTTTTACTACAATCGGCACATGCACTGCACCAAATCGATTAGCCGCCCTGCTATTGCAAGTGTATCTCATTACNCCTTNGCATTGAGACCATTGNGTTTCGTAATGCTCCCACCATTGAAAATCAGCCGCATATAAAATGTCAAACCGTGGCGCAAGCAAAAAACTATTGTTTGCACAAATTACTTTGTCGACTTGCGCACACGCTTCGCGGCAGGCTTCTTCTGTAAGGCTGGGGCCGCTTGCTGTGACAAGGGCTCTTTTGCCGCGCCATGCTCCTTTGGGAGCGCTTCAGACTTTGGCTTAATTTCCATTGAAACTTTTTCAACATAGCCTTTAGCAATAAACTGTTCGGCAATGCTGTCTGGAATCTCTGCAACTGCACCAGGCTCAAACGTGCCAAGTGAAGTTGTTGAAAAATGTACTAATGGTTTAACTAGCATACGCACCTCTCAGGCACAAAAAAGCCCCACCGAAGTGGGGCTGTTTGTCTTACAGTGTCAAGTCACCAAAACGAACGGCGGTGGGCTGGTAAACAGCCATAGCGCCGCGCAGTTCAGCACGCAAGGTTACAAGGTTTTTAGTGAAGTCGTCATTCACAAAACCCATTTCAACGGTCACGTCTTGGTTGAACATCAACTCAATCGCGTTGATGTCTAGCACATAAAACTTGCCAGCTTCAACGTTGTTGCTAGTGATGACTGGCAAGCCCCACACCAACGGTGTCAAACCGTTGTTGATGTAAGTGAATGCAGCGCCATCGCCTAACAAGAATTGACCATTTGACTTTAAGCGCTCAATAGAGCCCCAGTCAGCAGGGTTCATGAAAACGTGAGTTGCCATGAAGTCAGCACCAGTTACCGCATACTTGGCACGGTTAATGCTTTCCAATGCATTCTCACCAGNNNCAGGAGTAAATGCAGTGCTTCGGCCAGAGGCTGAAAGACCAGCAATTTGTGGGCTAGTGCCAGTTCCGCGCAGTGCTTGGAACTCAAGACGGTTTCGCAAACCGTGAGTCAAGCGGCGGTTAACATAGCCTTCCAATGCAGGTGCATCGTCCAGAACCTGATTAGACAACTTGATAAAGTGTGCAATGGTGCGCACAGGCTCTTCAATCAGCTTGAATGTCAAATCAGATTCAGCCTTAGCTGCGCCTTCAACCTGCTCTGTTGCGCCATTGGTGTAAGCATCTTCCTGAGTATAACGGACGATGTTTGAACCAGTTTGACCAACAGGGATAACATCCAGAATACCCAACTGACGGAATGCGCCAGGCACAATGCCAGGACGGCGATCAGGGGCAACAATAGTTTCAACAGGATCAAGAGGCGATCCGCCAGAACCAATAATGGTGTTCTTGATTTCAAGACGCGCCTTGTTGGTTTGGCCGCTCTTCAGCGCCTGAAAGTGATCAGACTTAGTAAACATAGAGCCAAGTGATTCGGCTGTTTTTTCTTGTGGCTGAAAACCGCCAGCGGCTTTCTGTGCAAGGTCATCCAGCTTAGATTCAGTCTCTGCATACTTCTGAGACAGCTCGTCAACTTTACCAGTCAACTCGGTGCTTGCTTTGCCGTGACGCTCGATCTCGGCAGTGTGTTGTGAGAGCGCCTGATCCAGCTTGGCCTGCAAGCCTTCCAGAGCGGTCTCAACCAATTTTACATCAGTCATGGTTAGATCCTCGTAATTTAATCGAATGGTTAGCTTGCTCAATAAGACCAGCGATCACCGCCAGCGGTTCAGGCTCAGAATCACTCTGAGACAAAGACTTGACGCGACTGATGAGCGTAGTCGCGGCAGCCTTGGAAAGCCCTGAATCCTTCAGCACTTCCTCAATTTCTTTCAATGTTTGAGCCTGCTCAATAGCAGCTTTAACGTTAGTAATTCGAGCATTAAGATCGGCAGGCTCTTCAACCACGCTAATCTCAACCAAATCAATTTCCTGCAATGTGCGCTTGCCTTCTTCGTCTTCTTTGTACTTAGACGGATAAAACCCAATTGACAAGCCATCAATAGCGCCATGCTTTAAACTGGCCTGCACGTCTTGCGCCACACTGTGACCAGGCGTTAATTCGCCTTTGACGTACAAACCATGCTCGTCTTCTCGAATCTCAGTCCACTTGCCAATGACAGGGCCGAAATGATTCCAGCGCATCTTAACTGCGCGGTCGCGCTTCTTAAGTGTCTTCTTATAAGCACCTGGCTCAATAGTGTCCCCATAAGAATCAAGACCACCGAAGACGCTGGCATAGCCTTCAAAGGTTCCTT